ATCGGTAGCTTGGGTTACCGCGCCTTGGGCTGCAACGGAATAACCGATTTCTTGGGATGCGTAACAAGTGGTGAATTCTGGGTCGCTGTATGCAACGCCAATAGCAACGGAATTAGACATGGTAGTTCCTTGAGGTTAGGCCAAATGTGGCTGTACGTTAATTTTACTCATACTTCAACAACGGCGCAAATGTCCGCTTCTTGGATGATCTGGTAGTCCTGGCCATCAACTTTGTGCGTAGGCCAGTTTAGGTAGTCGCCGTTGCCGTATTTTATAAAATCACCAACTTGCGCTTCGTAAACTTCTGAGCCAATGGCGACCACTGTGCCTTCGTTGAACGGCTCTTTGTTGTTGACGTAAATAATATCCGACAGATTCCGCACCGTGGGTCGGACTAGAACACGGTCATTCAGCGGTTTGAACATCGGATTTCTTCGTGTATTTGCGCTTTAGGCGAGGCATTACTACGTCTCGTGCTTCATCGGTCAAGATGTTGTATTCCCGCATGATTTTTGGCTGAACTTTGGGTTGACTTGGATTGTGTTGCCCACACCAGTCCGTTTCGTGCTTATTTTGTGTTTCAGGGTAAAGCCTGCACAACCCCATAATTTGCCGGTTTACGAAATACTCGCAGTTTCCGCATTTGAAATCTTCAGTAACCATTCAAAACCTCCATTTTTGCTTGGTTAGTAAGCCCTGCCGCCTGCCAGCGGTTTGGGTTTACGCTTATTGGGAACACTTCCTGTCATGGACGTAACATACGCCAGATGACTTTCCACCTTCCAATTTTTGATTAACCATAGGCTTAGCCATAGGTTTTTCCATTTTTTCTTTAGGCATTTCCTTCATTTCGGATTTGCTTTTCATTGGGCTTTCGTATTTTTCATTTTTCATGATTGTTCCTACTTTAAAGTTAAAAGATACAAGGTGGAGTTAATCAAATCTGCAATTTCATCAACAATGTTTTGCAGTTCCGTGTCTTGCGGGATTTCTGCCCGTGCTTCTTGGACAAATTCTTTCAATTTAGTCAAGTAATCGGTCGGTAATTCTTTTGGCTCATGCAATTCATCAGGGAATTTTTGCATTCTGGTGGCGTACCGGCCTTGGTAGCTTTCTGCTAATGCGTCCGCAAGGTCAACAATTTTAGGGTAAAACTTGCCCAATGCCTTGTGCGTAGCGTACTCTTTTGTCTGCAAATGCTGGAAATGCGTAATGGTTCCCGCATGGAATAAGGTAGCCACAAATTGTGAAACTTCTTCGTTCATGAGGGAACTATATCAAAAAATGGGAACGCTTGCATCCGTTATTTCATTGATTGGCACCTTATCGGGCCACTTTTTTGTAGCCAGTAAGACTAAAACCGTGCGCTGGTGGGCCTTAAACCACAAATCTTGCCGTTCTTCTTTGGTCATGTCGCTGCCTTGGTCTAACGCAGAATGGCAAGCATGGCACAGGCTGGCAATCAGGTTGTCGTCGGCTTTGATAGCCCTTCCCTTGCCACCGCCCCAGTTTATGTGCGCCGCGCATACTGTCCCATCTTCTATGCCGCAGTGTTGACAGGGAATTAGCCTTGCCGCTTCCAGCAAGTTTTTGCTTCTGACGTACTTGTGTTTGGGAAACATCATGCCGAGAATCTCACTCCACGCTCTGCCCCGAATGCTTCCATTAGGGTCTGTAAATCACACATTTCCGCTTTGGTCATTTTGCTGGTGGACAGGCCAAGCACTACAAAGCCACCGTCCAAGCCTGGCACTAAGTCCTGTTTTTTTAGTGATGCGGTGAAGACGTGTTTCCAGTCATGGGGCGTTAGCTTACGCCCGTACCAGTCCACTTGTTTGCTGATTTCGTCCAACATTGCCCATAACCGAGCATTCTGCTCTAGGCTACGGGTAGACGGCTTAACCTCAAGCACCATGCGATGCCCAGCCATCAACGCGCTTTTTAACTGAGGCCAAATGCTTTTGGTCATTGCCGTATGCGCTTGGACGGGGTTTATACATTCAATTGACAGTTTCATTTACTACTCCAATCATTCTTAATGCGGCTTCAGGGCCATCAATCCGCGCTAAGGTACTACCAAACCAATTCTCAAAGAAATCGGCTTGTAGCCCCGTTAAACGCTTTTTAGGGCCATTCTTGATTTCCACCAGAAATGTGTGGCCCTTGTAACCAACAAGTAAATCAACTGGTAGGCCAATAATCCAAACGTAAGCCCCTGCTGCCCGTAGTGCGCTTATCACTTGGGCTTGATTACTGTCTACCCTTGCTGCTCTACGCATAGTTCCATCTCCGTGATTTCCCGCATATATTTCCTGCATCTGGCGTCAAAGCCTTTGCCATAGTGCGGTTCAAGGTAAGCAATCTGTTTGGTCAGCCAGACGTTAGCCTTTGGTTTGCCAAGCAGGTCCACGGTTGCAAAGTAAGACGGGACAAGCATCCTAGCCTCGGCTTTTTCAAGTTGACAGCGGTCACTCATAGCTGGTCAAAAAATCGCCTGCGTTGCCCGTAAATTGCCCAGAATCTTTATGCAGCCAGAGTCCAATAAACGGTTCCCCGTCTCCGCTGCCCTCAAAATGGCGTTGCTTTTGACAAATCAACAGTGAATCAGGCTCCGCTGACAGTTTGCCAAACAATCCATTTTCCCGAAAATCGCGCTCTTTTGGCTTGTTGCGCCAGACCGTAAAGATGTTGTCCACCTGGTCGCTGATGCTTCCGCTGCCCTTTAAGTCATGTTTATTAGGTATTGCGTCCTCGTTAGACAGCTTGCGAACGTGGTGAACTAAGTGAATGTGAATCTGCAAGTCCTTGGCTATCGCAAACAGTTCGCCCACCAGCCGCTTCTGGCCATTCATATCATCTTCGTCGCCAACCACTTTCATCAGCGAGTCAATAAAAATGTGCTTTATGCCCAATTCTTTCGCGCAATAGCGGGTCATGCCAATGACAATCTCCGAGCTGGTCACACCCATTTGGTCGTATATCCACAGCCGGTTATCGCTCCAGGCGCCAAAACTGTCAAACATTTCGTCCAGTGCCTCAAATCCTTCGTTGTTTTGATATTCCGGTGTGTAAGGGTTTGTCCTTATAAACATCCTATTCATCAGTCGGATAGTCTGCACCGGCTTCATTTCAAAAGACGCTATGCAAGTTCTCTCGCCCTGGGCCATCAGGCTCATTGCGATCTGGGCGGTTAGCTGAGACTTTCCGTGGCCGTTCTGCCCTGCCCAGACTGTCATTTCTCCAGGTCGGAAGTAGAACGATTCGCGTGTTTTTAGCCAAGGCATGAAAAGTTTGCGCTCCGTAGCCATCTGGCGCATACGCTCTTTAATGGCCGGTAGGTAGTGGGACGCAGGCTTGACTTTCTGCTTGTTGTCAGTTTCGCGTAGGTATTGCGAAAAGTCGATTGTGTCGGGGATTAGTTCAGCCATGCCATATCTCCACCCATCCTGTCTTTGCTACTTCACCACGCATTTCGGTATGGCTTGCACCCACCCACTTCGCCCCTGCGTATATACAAGCCGTAAACAGGCGTTTTGCGCGATCTTCTGACGCACTGGTGATGCTCACCCTCATGTTGACCAGAAAGCGCAAATCAAGCCCTTCTATCGCGTCCCTATGTACACAGACGGTAGGCGTGTCTCCGTTTGTCTGCCAGTTGGTCAATGGGCTAGGAAAGTTAAAGTCGTCCAGGCTAATCATGGCAGGTGCTAGACCTTGCTGGCGCATTTTAATAATTCCTTCGTGGCCTTTCATATCACCCCCGCCATTACGTTTGATTGACCAGAGGGCGCATTTTTGCCTGTCACCCAATCAGCATTAAACGATTGCCAGTTGCGAACTACCGTTTCTTTCAACGCATCTTCCAATGACCATCCTGCTTTTTTTGCTTGTTCAGCAATGCCTTTGATGACCAATGGCGTAACTGATGCTTTCTTTGCTTTACGGTGCTTGGTGAATTCCTGCCAAACCTCTTGTGAAACGCCGTCAGGCGGTGCAACGCTAGTTGCTGTATTTATTGGTTTTGGTTTATGGTTTATGGTTGCTATTGGGATAGCATTGGGGAGGGCAATGGGGTGGCTATTGGGTGGGGATTGCCAGCGTTTAGCCGCCCCACGTTTACCAGCGGCAATCATCTCATGGTAGTTGGCAATTATCTTGTCAGCTTTGGGGTTTATAAACCCTGCGTCTGTGCTAACAAAAAATTCGTTCAAGATGCTCAAGACTTCTTGTTCGTTGTCCCTCATGCCAATCTGTCTTGCAATTTCTCGTTGCTTTATGGGAACTTCGTGAAGGTAGTAATGGTCAAGGAGCCGCCGATAGGCTAAGTCCTCAATCATGTTTAAATGGTGAGTGTGACTCTTGTAGTCCCCAATATGAAAGGGAAAGTAGTGCATGGCGCTAACCTTTATCACGGTTGTTATCACTAGAAAGAACATCGGCAGGACGGTGATAAGTCGTCTTTTCCCCCGCTAAAGGTAGCCGTGCCCAAAATCTAACGCTTCTTTTTCTGCTTTCGCAATAGCTTTTGCAAACTTTAACCGCATCACTTCCTCCCAGCCCTTTGGCACCGCGCCACGTTTGCGCCAGTTGGAGATGACGTTCTGTTTCAGGTCGAGGATGTAGGCCAAGCGACCAACGCCACCAGCCGATGCGATTGCGATTTCAAGGATTTTCATGCGGCGCACTATATCACAAATGTGAAGCCGAACATTAAGGAAAGTATTTAAAAAAAAAGTTAAAAAGACCTTGAGCAATGTCACAAATGTGATGTAAGATAGCGCCATGCCCTGAACTTCTCGGGGTCTTTTTAGGAGTCAGAAATGACAGATTTTCAAGTTATCGCTTCTGTGATTCGTTACCTACAAGCTGAGGCAAGCGCAGTCTCAGCAAACGTGCATTTGCCAAGTGGCAAAAACGTAGTTGTCTACGTTGATGGCAGAGTCCAATACTAAACCCACGGGGCTACGGCCCCATCAGGAGAACATCATGGAAGAAGGAATAACAATCATGGCAGAGGCCGATACGCGCATCAACGTGGATGCTTGGAACTTTTACGGCGAACCGTTCAAGGTTTGGCTTAACATTGCCGTGCCAAGAGCATCTTGCAGCGCAATGTTAACCCCTGACCAAGCAAGGCAGATTGCAGCAGCCCTAATCATGTTTGCGGAGGCCAAATGAAACTTGCAGACATTACCCTCGCAGTCGCTATTGGCCTTGGCCTAGCTTACGCTCTTGTTTATGGGTGGCCGTTATGAAGTGCCTAGCCCCAGTCTGCCCGTCAGGAATGGCCGAATTCAACATCTTTATTGAAGGTGTCTGGCTTGTATGCCATTTTGAGTACGAACCCGCAGAACGCGCTTCACCCTGCGAACCGGCCATTGACCAGGTGTTGATTCTTTGCTCTGCTTACGTTGGTGATGTAGACATTGCCCACTTGCTGCTGGAAAGCATTGCAATGGAGATTAACCACTTGGCTCAATTAGAACTGGAGAACAAAGAATGCACATATTGAAACTTTACCTTATGTACCGACGGTTTGGCTGGACAGTCTGGAATTCACTCAAACAAATCTTGAAAGCAATTAAATGAAAAACATAGCCACCGCTTTTATAAAGGCAAAACGTGCTTTTGGCCCAGTGCTAAAAGTATCCAGCAACCCGCATTTCAAGAGCAAGTTTGCCCCGCTGGATGTGTGCCTTGAAGCTGTTGATGCAGCTTGCCTAGACAACGGGATTGCAATCTATCAAGAGACATTCTTAGACGACACAGGCATTACCGTGGAAACGGTGTTCCTGCATGAATCAGGCGAATCCCTGCGGTGCGGTAAGTTGCACGTTCCGGCAGCCAAACAAGACCCACAGGGCTACGGCTCGGCATTAACCTATGCGCGGCGCTACAGCCTGCTTACAGCCTGCGGTATCGCTCCAGAAGATGATGATGGCAACGCCGCCAGCAAGCCAGTCAAGTCCACCGAGGCCACGATCAAAGCATTGTTTGCCGATATTAATGACGCATCAACTAGAGAGGAACTCCAAGACGCTTACTACAACGCCATGAAAACGGTAGGCAATGACCAGGCCGCCAAAGACGCAATCATCAAAGCTAAAGACGCAAAGAAAGCAACACTATGAAACTCACTATACGGGCCTCGGGCCTTTTCGCAATCATGACCGATGGCAAAGGCAAAGACGAACTGTCTGTCGGCGCAAAGACCTATGTCACAAAAGCAGCAAAAGAGTTTATCTACGGCTACGATGACAAAGTCGCTTATAAATACATGGACAAAGGCATTCGCTGTGAGGATGAATCCATAGCATTGTTTAACAGCGTGATGTTAACCAGCTACATAAAAAACACTGAGCGCCGCGAGAACGAATGGATTACTGGAGAGGCTGACATTGTTGCAACGCACAAAATCATTGACATTAAAACGTCCTGGTGCGTGACCACTTTCCCCGTGTTGTCTGAACTGGGCGAGGACAAGGGCTATGAGTGGCAATTACGGGCTTATATGATGTTGTGGGACAAACCCTATGCAGAGATAGCCTATTGCCTTGTAAACACGCCAGATGACTTGATCGGATGTGAAGCACCAAGCCTGCACCTGGTTGACCATATCCCACGGGATTTGCGCGTTACCGTTGTCCGTTATGAAAGGGATGTTGAACTAGAAAACAAAATCAAAATCAAAGTCGCTGCGGCTCGGAAATACTACACCCAAGTTATCCACCAAATTACCAACCAACACACTTACTAATCATGGCTATCACTAAAGAAATCACCTGCATTGTCGGCATTTACACAAACGAAGACGGACAGGAAAAAAAACGTTACCACATAGGCTCAATCATCAGCACCGAAAATGGCGAAATGATAAAGCTGGACGTTATCCCGTTGAAAGAGGGCGGCTGGACGCGTTGGGCATATTTGAATGACCCGCAGCCAAAAGAAAAGTTTGCAGGCTTGCCGCAAGACAATCCAGAAGATTCGCCGTTTTAATTTACGGGGGGAAAGCGGATGCTGGTTAGCTGATGTGCACAGCAAACATAAAGAAACACCAGTGCAGCGAGTACCCCCACCTTTAAGGATTTATATGTGCAACAACGATTGTGACCAAGGCCGCATCTGCACCTGTGCAATGAAAGACAGCAGCCTGTTTTTGTACGTAGCGGAAGGGCTGGTTACGTTGGCCGTCATCATCGGCATCATCGTAACTTTCTGCTTCGTAGTTGGCTATTACTGGTACGCTATATGAGTGCAGGAAGAGCAGGGCGAAAGCCCACCCCGCCAAAGCCAGATGAGCCTTGGTACACGGTGCTGATGCGGATATGGTTTGCCCATGTCATCACTGAGCCAAAGCCTACCGAGCCTGTAAAGAGTGAAGTAAAAACAACATGGAGACACCAACTATGACCGGATTTGATAGCAAGCGCCAATCGGCGATGGACAAGTTAGTTGAAATACAAGAGGAACTGGGTATGTACGACGATCAAAAGCCAGCGCAGGAGCCGGTGGCGTGGGGATACAGAAGCAAAAATGGTGAAATTTACGATTGCATATCGCCTGAAGCCCATGAATATGCCGAGGGTGACTACACAGTACCCCTCTACACCGCCCCACAACAGCGCCCGTGGGTAGGGCTTACTGCTGAAGAAACCGCTGAATGCTGGACAACAAGCGCAACACAAACGTGGAAAAATTTTGAAGCCAAACTCAAGGAGAAGAACACATGAGAGTACGAAACTGGGCAGAGGAAAGACGCGCACGGGAGTTGCAGAAACTGATTGATTCTATTGACCCGTGTCCTATTAAGGAAGAACCACCGCAACCAACGCCCTCACCAAAAATGAATCTTTGGGAACGTCAGACATACAAACCAGAACAGATGTCGGCTGTGCGACCAGGGGCTGACGCTCATCAACGTATCAAGAGCAAAGGGTTTTAAATGACACCTAAAGAATTACAACTACACCACATCGGCGGTGTTTACACCGAAAAGTTAACGGGGGCTATCTATTCAGTCCTTAATTGGGGCGCTGGCTTTGAGCATAATTTGCGCCGCTTGGAGTTTATTGCTGATGACCATACCTATACATTTAAAACCACGGAGCAACGCTTTGACTTCAGCGACAAACGACCCTACGGGCCTAAACAGCCATAAACGATTTACCTAACTTTGCAAATTTAAGGAAAATAAAAAATGAAACTTTTTAAGTTAAATGGTGTATCTAAAAAATACGCATTAAGAGCAGCACTTTACCGCAGAGTAGCTAAAGGCCAAAAAATTAAAGGGTTTGTTTTTGACGAAAAAGCACTTAGAGAAATGCACGACTGGGAATCTCGTGGCGTTGGAAACGTAGACAAACAAAAAAACGGATTTGCTTATGGGAAATGGTGTGTTGATCTCTCCGTGGCAATGTGGATAGAAGATTTAAACAAAGGAGAATTTTGTAAAGCTGAGTTTTTGCGAACGCGCATACAAAAATTGCACAACACAAAAAAGTTAGAAAACATTTTTGCAAACACATTTTTTCCGCATGAACAATTTACCTAACTTTGCTGCTTGGTCAAACAAAAACTTGGCTGATTTTGCAGTGGAGGCGTACTTAAAGATGCAGGAGCAGCAAGATTACATCATGCAATTGAAAAGCGATTTTAAAGACGCTATGGTTGAGTTACGCAAGTTGACTCGCAATAGATTGGACGTTGGCAACTCGATTACCCCAGCCCTTACCAAAGGTTCCCCAGGTAGGTAGGCTTTCAAGGAATTGAAGCCGCTGGTCGTTGTATTGGGCAATCAAAGACTGCACCGGATGCGCTGCTACGGCAGCAAGTGTTGCAGGGCCAATAGACCCATCAGCCTTTACCCCTGCAACCTCTTGTAGCCACTTTGCAGCCCTTCCAGGACCACTGTTGATGGCAGCATCAAATACGCAGTAATCCAATCCGGCAGGAAGGTCATCACCGGCTACTTTGTCCCAATATTTTCTCTTATAAAGAGGGGCAACATCAGCAGGAGTCAATTCCCTCATATCGGTTTCTGAGACTGGATGACCTACAAACTCTTCCCAGACTGCTTTGGTACAACCTAAATTGGTCATACCGCCTTGATCTTTTGGATTATTTACATAACCCCCCTCACTCAAAAGTACGTGGGCCAAAGCGGCGGCAAAATTGTCTTTCATTTTAACAATTCCTTACTCATCGTTTCCGTCTTGTCCTTGCTGGACTTAGAACTACCGTAGAAAAAGCTGATAATTGTAGCCACCGCAGTGCCCAGCAAAAAGCCGACGTTCTTCATTGAGTGGGGCTAGACTGGTGTAACAGCGTGTCTTTAGCTTGGCTAGAGGCACTGCTACCAAAATAGAAAGCAATGATGCCAGTCCAAGCAGTACCTAATGAGCCTAGCATCAACATAAGAGCATCAGAAGTTGCAAAAGTCTTAGTCATAAGACCAATCAAAATGCCAAAGAACCCAAGTGTTACTAGTAGCGCAAGAACTGGCGGCACAACAGACCGGGTAGTAGACTGCATATCACGAGCAGATTTACGGTCATCAACAGCAAGTTTAGCAAAGTCTAAACCTAACTCTTGTGCTCTAGCTTTGATAGCAATCTCAGCTTGTTGTATGGAGGCAATTTGTTCTGACGTAAGTTTGCCATTCTCAATAGTCTTCTGAGCTTCATCAGTAGAGACACCAAGCTCATGGGCAATAAGACCATAAGCCATAGTACCAAAGGGGCCAGCTACAGCCGTAGCTATAGTAGGTGCAATTGCTTTTAACCAATCCATGTTAATGACTCCCCATAAAATCAACGTACTGCATAGTGCCCCATGCAACTAATGTCACCAAGCCTGCACCGGCAATGGCAAGCAGCACCATAGTGACTGCTTCTTCAATTTCTTTCTTGCGTTTAGCTTTGGCCTTTTCCATTGCGATTTCCTCACTCTTGCGTTTAGACACAATGTCGTTACGCTCTTGAATCATCGCATAGTAAAGTGGCGCATTGCCCGACCAGATAAGCATATCCTTAAGTTCATTCTCAGCGTCGTTCAGTTCTTTCAAGTGCATGACAGTTTGCATGGCCTTGGCGGTATCTGACTGCCCAAAAGACTTAGGCTCTGCTGCTATCTTTGCGATTTGGTCTTTGGCATCAAAGAATCGCATCATGTCATGAACAATGCCATTAACATCTTTACCTGCCTGTATGACGGCCTTTGCCCCTGCTATTGCGGCTTGCGCGGTTGCAAATAGTGTGAAGGGGTCAAGCATCGCTACGACCCTTTGCCGAGCCAGTGACTAAAGTACCCAACAATGCTAGATAAAGCTGAGATGAACACCATGCCCATCCAAAACCCGCCACGGCCTTTATTTGCTAAAGCAACCAGCGTGTCAATAGATGCTTCTAGCTTGTCAATCTTGGTCTCCATTTTGTCAAACCGGCGTTCGTAGTCCTCAACCTTTTGCCAAAGAACGCCATACTTAACCAAGTCAATTTCAGGTGCTGCCATCATAATCCTTATTGTTTTGGTGGCAATAAATCACTTAAAGGAACAAATCTTTGCTGTGTTGCTCTAAATGCGCTTTCTTCTGCTTTTGCTTGACGCTTAGCTTCACGTTTGGCTAAACGACTACCAATTATTTCATGAGTTACAACAGCAGGAACACCCATGCCAGCGCCACCAGTCACAAACTCTGCACCAGCAGCCGTTCCTTTTTGCAATAATTGTTCAACAACCTTAGTGCCAAGTTTTTTCTCAACGTTGATTTTTTGTACAGCCGCGCCTTTGTATCCAGTATCAGTTGCCAAAATATGTGAAGCATTATGGTATTCACGAATATCCGCCATTTCTTTTGGCGTAAATAAACGATTCATAACTTCGCTATTACCATTCATAAAATCAGTTATTTGTTTTGGTGTTTTCTTGGCAGATAACTGATTTAAAAATTGTGCTTTAATTTCAGACAATGCTTTGGTTGCTGATGGCTGTAACGCTTCTGGCACATTTTTAAGTGTGTCAACCACATGAGTAAATTGTTCAACTGGCATATCAGCTATGTTTTGTGCAATCTTTTCTATTTGCACTTTTCGATTAATTCCTTTTGGCCCTTCTGCATCCAAAATATTAGATATTCCTTTAGGATTATCTAATGTATTTTTTCTCAGTTCAACCAAAGCTCTAGCATCTTTATAAATAGGTGAATTAGTATCTAATTTAGCGATCACATCATCATCAACTGCGTTTTTAAGGGCTTTGTGCAATTGATTGGCTTCACGTGACCAATTTTGATTAAGCCATTTTCTAAATAATTCGGCATGATAAGCATCAGTTGGCAAAAGATTGCCAGCTTCGTCAAGCATACCCAACTGTTGCATTTTTACTTTTGCAGTTTTAGCCAATCGTTCTGCGGGGTCTGAAATTTCAACCAAAGTGCGATCATTCAGTTTGGACAAAACATTGTCAGCAGTAACAGGCACTTCTTTAGCCATAGCATCACGTTCAGAATAAATCTTTTCAGTGGCTTTATCAAAATAATCTTCAAATTCTTGCAATGGTTTGAGAATAGTATTTCCACGCTTGTAAACGCTACTTTCATCTAAACCAACTGTTCCACCAGTTTCTTTAACTTGGTTGTTGATATATTTTGACAAACGATTTTGTTCGTCAGTAAATTTATCTTTTAGAAAATTACCAATTGATGTATCTGTATTTGAAGTAGCGTAATTGGTTGCTCGTTCTTTACCTTTACCCTGAATGGCAGCCATGTCAGCTTGAAAGTCTGTTCCCATTACTTTGCGTAAAGTTTCTGCCCTAGCCATTTGTTCATCAACGGGCAAATAATTTTCAGCGTATTTTAATTCTGTATAAGGCGCATCAGGCGTAGTTGGTTTGGCAGTTCCCAAAGGCTCAACCATACCCGTCTCAAGGTTAGTAGCAACTGGTTGCGCTGGTGTTTGTGTTGGCGGTTGTGTAGCTTCTTGTGTAGCTTGTTTTTGGCGTTCTGCAAACTGAGCCGCCATTTGTTCTTTGGTCAATGCTTGACCAGGCATTGCGGATTGATTAGGTACGGTAGATTGATTAGGCCGTACAAGTTCCAACTCACCCGCCATTTGGCGCAAAGGTTGAACAACTTTACCAACAACAGACCCAACTTCTTTTGCAACTTGCGGCAATGCAACAGAACCAATAACAACCATGTTGCGAATGTCGGCAGCAGGAACACTAGTTTTTTCTGAAATCTGTTCTGGTGTCATGCCCAACACGTTAAACATCTTGTTTATTTGTTCAGCAATGGGTTGCGTAAAGCCGCCTAACGGTTGTTGGTACGTTTCTTTGCCCCTAATACCCGTGAATTTACCTACTGGTTTTTCAACGCTTGTAGCTGCTGCTTGCCCTGTTTGCGCGGCTTGTTCTGGCGTTTGTGCTGTTCTTGCTAAACCTTGTATAACAGCACCATAAGTAGCAGGCACGATGCCATACAAGGTGTCAAATGCACCGGCTGTTCTTTCGCCCAGATTCTGTTTAGCTTGCAAATACTTGTTTGCTATACCGGCAACCTTTGCCGCAACTGGCCCCACAGTTGGCCTTGGTACATAAGCACCCATAGTGCCTTCTGCCGTGCCTGTAGTTGCAGGTTGAGGAGCTTGAGCAACTTGAGCAGGTTGCGCAGTAGCTACAGGCTGACCAGAGAAAAAGGATTCTAATGGGTCGGCTGATGCGGAAACTGGCGCGGCAGTTGGTTGTGCAGCCTGTCCCACCTTAAACAAATTCTTTGGGCCTTTTTCAACCGTAAACATTGCCCCATTAATAACATGACGCTGCACAGGGTCAGATAAATCAATTTTTTGATCGGGGTCTAAACCAACCTTTTGAGCAACGGTATTGATATACGATTCAGTATTATTGTTATCAGTAGGAGGAGCGTAACGAGTAATAACTCCGCGCAATGTATTGATGCCATACTTTTCGCCATAGGCTTTTAGATTGCTGTCAGCCGCCGCCAATCCCTGCTCTGGTGAGGTGTATTGTTGAAAACCGGTGCTGGCGCCTACAGGCCGCAAATTTCCTGGGTTGTTTACAGGTGCATTTGACTGGCTAGATGGCCTAGTTTGATTGCCACCAAAAAATTGTTCTAAAGCATCCATTTACAAACTCCCAGTTGTCGACAGTTTTTTAATGTTTTGATATTTCTTTAAAAAATCTTGATAGTCGTTGGGGTTAGGAAACAAACGATTTAATTCTGTTTTTAACCTAGCGGGGTCGGTTACATCCCTTGTGATGTTCATGGCTTCAAAAATCTTGCTCTCAGCGTTGGCGTTCCATGCTTGTTGATAGGCTTTCATGTTGTTGTCGCCAAACTTTTTGGAAAATTGTTGTGCGCCGTTAGCTTGCATATCAAGGTTGGTTTGATCGGCTTGTACCCTACGGGCAATTTTTGTTAACACATCTGGCGGCACTTTAATTGTTCCATTAGCCACCGCCGCCATGTCTAGACCAGCCACAGTACCACCGACAGACCCCATAGCCTTGGAGTTTGTAATAGCCATGTTTGCCAAGTCTTTAGCAAGCATATCGTATTGCTCACTTCCAACCGCCATGCGAATTTTTTGTTCAATTTGTCCAGAAATGCCGCCTTTGGCAAAAAACAATTCACTGCCAATTTTGTTGGCTTGATCCATTACCTCTTGAACGTTGCGGCGACCTTGGCTTAAACCCATTTGATTGTTAACAAGGTTATTTCGGTACTCAGCGCCAGCGGCTTGGTCTTTAGCTTCCGTAGGCTCTGCAATATACGGCTGCGCGGCGTTACGGACGGGATAAGGAACACGCATACCAGGGGCAATTTCAGCACCAGCAGGCACCGCATTCGGTTGATTGCCTTGTAAGCCACCAGCTAGACCAAGTTCAACATTTTGCGTTCCAAGACCAGGCGTTACTTTTACAGTACGACCTTCAGGCGTGACTGTGGTTGTTGTTTGATAAGTACCTGTTTGTGCAGCTTGATCTAATCCAGCAATGTGACGTTGAATAAAATACGAACGTAAAGCGGCAGGATTGGTTTGAGCAATATCAATATACGGCTGCATTACTTTATCTGATTGATCTTCTGGCACTCCTGCTGCTTTTGCTTGATTTCTACCAAACGTTCTTACAAATTCAACTAATTGATTTTTATTAACGGCTTCAGGGTTGCTTGCAGCTTGCAAAACAATAGGGTCGTTAATTGCACCTACATAACCACTAGAAATTACTTGCGCCTTCTTTTGAGCCAAAGCTAATTTGGCAGCCTCAGAACCTGTCGCAGCAGTTTCAGCCTCAGAACCGGCTCTAGCAATTGTTGGCGCTAATATGCTTTCTGCTGCTGTTGTTGCCGCCGTTTGTTGCCGCAATGCCAAAGGATTAATTGCTTGGGCCTGTTGAACGGCCATTTGCTTAGCTTGCAACTCCAAAGGGTTTATTTGCTGGGCTTGTTGATAGGATTGCGCTCCACGAGCAATATTCATCATATCGCCCAAAGACGTTTGTGGAGGAGGCGTTACCGCCGGTAGTGTGGGGAAGGAAAAGTCTGCCATGATTTACCCAATCATTGAAGAAGCATCTATGGGCGCACCAATACTTAAAGGATTTGCAGCAGATTGCGGTTTAAGCATGGAATATAAGAATCCTGTATTGCCAATGTTATTACCAGCATTAGCGTACGCATTAGCTGCATTGATCTGACCTCCGCCCAGTGCGCTTGCACCGCCGATGCCAAGTTGACCAATGTTTGCAGCGGTTGAAGTGCCTAAATTTTGTGCTTGGGTTTGTGCGGCTTGACCTATGCCAGCAATACTTGATAAACGGTTAAAAATGTCACCCGTTGCGGTTTGTCTTTGATTAAACCCTTGTTGCTGTTGCGTCATGTAGTTTTGTAACGCATTTTGATAAGAATTAGAGGCGTAATCTTCTGCAAACTTGGTTTTAGCAAGGTCAACGTTTGAGCCAGGGCTTGCCACATTTGCACTTTGAGCAGTAGCACCCAATCCCTGTTGCTTCATAAACTCATAGTTTGGCGCCAGATTTGATTGTAGGTCTGCTGCTGTAAATGGCTTGTATGCGGATGGCATTGCCGTAAACTGCGGCAGCATGGTGTTGATTTGATTTAACGCACCGTAACCAGCTTTACGATAAGGCTCTTGCTGTTTGTTTAGCGTAGTAAACATTTGCATTTGTTGAGCAGCCGCTTTATCAGCCGCACTAGCTTGCAAATTAGCTGCATTTTCAGCAGCACCAGCTTGTCTACTTCCACCAATTAAATTTAGTATTGAACTACCAGCAATTGCCGTACCCGTTGGGCCTAAAAAATTTACTGCCGACATAATCCACGTCATATCATTCCCCAATCATTTTGTTTGCCGTTACTTTTAACTTGTTGCTAGAGTCAAAAAGTGCGGTTATATCCGGTTCAATCAATTCAGCCTCGATCTCATCAAGGTCGGTTAGATCAGTTCTGTGAATCGTAATGCCGATGGCATCAGTCACAGCCAGAGTTACCCGTTTGGTGCCAGGCTGACTTTCTATGCTGTCGCCTGCTTGGAGACGTTTCATGCCGCCTTCTGTCCATGCGATTATCTCCCCTTTTGCACATAAAAAAAAGTGCGGTTTCTTGTGAACTTTGCCCACAATCAGCGTTCCAGCGGGTCTAAAGACTTTCCGCATATACATTCCAGGACTAAATTGATGTTCTGTTGTCAGTTCAGCTTGCGGCATCACAGCCATTTCTGACTGCAAACGCTCAATTTGGTCGCGGCTTACATGGGTTGGAAGTTCTAAATCATTCATTTTTACAGCAGTAAGATATTGTTTGGTGTGTAACTCATAGCAATCCAGTTGGTTCCGTCAGATACCAAAGTAGTCGCATCTCCAACGCTTGCCAGCAGGATAGACGTTCCAGCAGAGCCGCCGCCAACCGGCACAACATTGCTAGAAGCCGAAATGGTTGTCTGTGCCTGGTAAGTTTGGAAGTTTAAAACGCGCCCCGTCCAACTTGAAGCTGTAGGCAAAGTGACAGTACAGGCCGTAGTCGTTTTATTGTTTATCAGCCATACATCAGTTGCAGCAACTGTAAAATTTGCAGTTTGAGTAACTGGCGCTGAAACGCCTTGGTAATCGGTATTTGCTACAGCCGCCGAGATAGCCGTGCCGTTGCCCTTGATAACGCCGGTAATGCTGGTTGAAATAGTAATAGCAGGTGTCGTCGTGGCCGTAGCCACGGTTCCAGCAAAGCCGTTAGCAGAAGCTACAGAAACGCTTGTAACCGTGCCTGCGTAAGTGCTGCTCCAAGTAGGCGCCCCGCTGGTCGTGGCCGTCAGCACCTGGCCTGTTGTTCCCGCAGCCGTAGCCACAGGTGTAGCGCCAGCACCACCACCATAGACAACCCCATATTGGGTCAACAAAGCAGAAGATGCAAGTGCTCCTGTGGCTGAATAGTAAAGTACACCACCGCTTGTTCCTGCTGTTAGCCCCGTTCCACCATTGGCTACTGGCAACGCTGTACCAGAATAAGTAATCGCTAATGTTCCAGATGTTGTAATCGGGCTACCACTAATTGACAAAAAGGCTGGTACAGATGCCGCAACAGATGTGACCGTTCCACTGGTTGCTGGCGCTGCCCAAGTAGGAGCACCTCCCGTGGTGGCCGTTAACACTTGTCCTGTCGTCCCAGCCGCCGTAGCCACAGGCGTAGCACCAGCCCCACCGCCGTAAACAACACCGTATTGAATCAGCGCAGCAGAGGAAGCCCAGGTTGATGCACTTGAGAAGTAGACAAGACCGCCGCTGGTTCCCGTTACCGTCAAAGCCGGTGTGGTGGTCTGCGTGGCAACGGTAATCAACCCACCCGTGAAGCTGACGCTAGTGACAGTTCCTGCATAGGTGCTACTCCAAACAGGTGCGCCGCTAGTGGTTGCGCTTAATACTTGGCCTGTTGTACCGTTTGCCAGAGATGTGTAGGCTGTACCGCCGCTATTGCCGTAAACAACCCCATAGGCAGATGGTGCAGTGCTGGTGTTAGTACCGCCTCGGCTGATGCCTAACTGACCTGTCCAGCCAAGAGTTAAAGATGCTGCATTAAGTAATGCTGTTGTAGGCGACCCGCCCAAAGTCAACGTTACGTTGGTGTCGTCTGTTTTGGTTAGTGCAGAGCCTGGAACATCCGCAGCCACCAATGCTCTGAATGTAGGAACGCCAGCAGACCCATTGGGAGCAGCTAGAACATAGTTTGCCGTTTTGGAAGCATAAGGATTTTGAGTATCCCCATATCCAGACGCAAGACTTATGACAGGTGTAGTTGTTCCAGTTGCTACGTTAACAGGGCTTGTTCCAGTAACACTGGTGACCGTTCCACCCAAACCCGTAGCCGATAAAGTGCCTGCAACAAAGCTAACGCCCGTGCCGATAGTGACATTGCTAAAACCTCCTGACCCATCCCCGTAAAGAATAGACGAGCCGCTTGTTAAGGTTGACCAAGTAGGCGCTGCGCTGGTGTTTGCAATCAATACTTGTTTTGCCGTTCCTGCCGCAGTAAACGCATAAGCCGTTCCCGTGCCATAAGAAACGCCGTAAGCCGTAGGTGTAGCTGAACCGTTTGTTCCACCGTTAGCAATAGGTAAAACACCGCTTACATGGGTAGTGAGGCCAATCTTTCCCCACGCTGGCACTGTGCTTATGCCACCAGAAATCAACGCATTACCAGTTGCCACATCAGGCAATTTAGCTAGTGTCGTTGTCGTGTCAGCGTATAGCAAATCACCTATTGCGTAAGATGCTTGCCCCGTACCGCCATTGACCGCAATCAATGTTCCAGCCAAGGTAACTGCGCCCGTAGTAGCAGTTGCAGGGGTTAATCCTGTAGTGCCTGAAGAAAAAGATAAAACGCCTGTATTAGCAAAAGTGACATTACCCGTTGGACTTGATACCGAAATTCCTGTTCCTGCAATAGCTGATAACACGCCTGTATTGGATACGGTGACGTTTCCTGTTGCGCTAGAAACTGAAATTCCCGATCCAGCGATATTTGACAAAACGCCGGTATTGGCTACCGTGATTGTTCCAGCCGCATTGGTTACGGATATGCCTGCGCCATAGCCTAGCGTGTTAAGCGTGTAGTCGGTGCCGTTACCAATCAGCAATTGCCCGTTGGTTGGAATAGTCGTTAGTCCCGTCCCACCAGATGTAACAGCTAAAGCAACTCCAATGTTGACATTTATAAATGACGGACTCATCAACCAAAGCAACCAAGGCTGTGTAGGCCTTCCGGTAGTCGGGTCAAGAAACGCCGCATACGGGATGTTGATGTTGGTGTTTGGCATTGTTGCCATTAATTGTCCCCTGCGCTTGCTTTCAACTCAGCAGAAACAATGACGGCCTTAATTGGGTCGCTAATAGCAACTTCAAAAATCCTATCCCGTGCCGAGCCTAAACGCCTCCACAACGCACGGTTTGCGTACTGACCAATTTTGCCAATCGTTACCCAGTGTTCATTTGACCAAGTAGAGCCACCGTCATTTGACCAGCGCAACATGGCTTGAGGGTTATTGCCTTGGCCTGTGCTTAACCCCACGCCTGGCTGAAACTGAATTTGGAACGATTCAAAATACTGACGTTGCAAGTCTGTTGTTAGGTGTGGTGCACGACGCAGGCGGCGAATTGTTGCACCATCTTCTGTGTAAACAGCGTTTTCGATGGAGTACAGTTTTCCGTTTTCGTAGTCACCAACAATGTATTGGTTGTTAAAAAAGCATCCGCAGTTTGACCGATGGCGCTTGTAAACAGCAAGGTTTGAATCCCAAGATAGCCACTTGTGCCATTGCTGCGTTGCCCCGTCATAAACCCATGTCAGACCGTATTCGCCAATAGAGGGAAAAGTGACCACATACATTTCGTGGCCTTCAATCTGGTATGTATAAGCCACCGCATCCCTAGTTATTTCATTTGTCAAAGATTGCTCTACGGCATGGGTAGAAAACTTCTTCCATTCATAGTTCACCATTGCTTCAATGGTTGAATCGCCACGGGTATCCTTACAGACCGCAGCAAAAGAAGTTCCAAAACGGGCCACAGAAAATGCAGCACCAACGCCAGATTGAATAGTGGTTCCAGGCACTCGAGCAAACGGAAAAGTTGTGATTCCTGCAATCGTATTGCCTACATCTGTCCAAACCTCCGTGGTTACATCCTTGAGCAAATAAACCTGCCTGCGGTCAACAAGAATGCTAACAATGTTGTCAGGAAAGCCGTTAGCAGACCCGTAAAGGGCTTGGCTTGACGAACTTGAACTTAGGTTGGTACACGCCCAATTAAAGGTGTCGGGTTGGTTATAGATGTTGTATCCGTCTACGGAATCTACAACAGTTGCACCTTGCCACGGGCCATCAGTGCTTGCCAATATAGCGAATGTGTTGGTTGTCTGAATCCATGTATACCGATTTACCCCGTCCACAATGTAAGCAGTCATGCCGTTGTTAGTGACATTATCAGATATTGAGACTTGCCCCGTGGTAGTAGTTAACGTACCGATTACGGTTGCGGTGTAACTAGAATCTACTTTGTAAACGCTTGAACCAGCCACCGCAATCATGTAATTTTCGTTTGACAAAGTATGCAAGGCGCGAACTGGAGCATTGGCAAGTTGGGCAATTTTTGTTAATCCTGGCGTTGGATACATCGCCACAACACCACGCGAACCAGGCTGTTTCGTAGGGTCAATCTCACAGAAGAAATTGATACATTCCTGCGCGTCTTGATAAATAGATGGGGCTTCGTAGGAAGCACCGACAAAGCCAAAATCGGGCATATTTATCCTTTAACGGAAGCCACCATCCATGATAAAACCGGCGTCTTTGGCTTTGCCCATCATCAACGCATCTGGATAACGTGCAACTTGAGGCGGTTTCATGTTGGTTCGCTTAATCGTAGACTTGGCTTGCGCTGCGTAGCTGCTAATCATTGCAATTTGTGTCTGATTAGATTTGCCATACATAGGCATTAAACGCTCTGCAAGGCACCAACGCAACGCCATGTTGTAACCCTGCGGCAATGTAATGGTGTCGGTCAGGTTTTGGAATTGCCTAAAAATGGTCTGCGTAAATAGATGCAACTCGCCTTGTGACGGGTTGGGAAACACATACACCGTGCCAAGAGTATCGGCAGGCATATAGTAGATCATCTTTGCCCACGGGCCGTTCAACTGCTTGATGCCAAGAGATTCGTATTCCTCAAGGCTCAGAATCGCTACTGGGTAGTCCAAGTAACCACCGGCAATGTTAGAGCCGCCCTGCGTGGTTGCAACCCGTACAAAGGCTGATTCAATTGTTAGTGGACGCTCGTAGTAGGCGCTAATCGTGGTGCTAGAGGTCGTTTGCGGAATGCTGACTGTGTAAGTACCAGCCTCATTGACATTGCCGCCAGCGCCCGTTCCAAAGCCCACAATGGTTGTTCCAGCCGTAATGCCTGAACCCGAAAGGGTCATCCCCATTGTGATACCGCCGTAGGTAATGCTTGTGACGGTTAACTGGTTGCCAGAAATTGAGCCTACAAATGTCGCACCTACAGACCCACCAGGCCCAAGCGTGTATTGAACGGTGTTTTGCACGGTTTGGAAAATCAGTTCAGTCCGATAAAAGACCATCATGTTTTCGTTAGACCACTGCGCCAACATATCGTTTAGCATATCTAAACCGTCTTGCGATTCATCCGAAGTTGGTGATTCACCAGCAGCCACCGCGCCAATGTCTTTCATTGAGCGAGTAATAATGTCAAGCGGTGTTGTCATTTTTTATGCCTTAAATTGTTCTGCTCGGGCTTCTATCTCATAGGGATTGAGGAAATAGCCATACCGAATATTCCAGTAAAGATACTTTACCATGTAGACCAGTTTGCCATCTGTTTGCATTTGCTTCAGGTGCGTCTGCTCATGGCGTACCAAACCAACATCTTGCTCAAAGCCTGGCACAAAGTAAATGTCACCCCACAAGCTAGTCCAACCTTGGAATTTCATCCGGTGCATAAACCAGAGCAAAGGGCCAGAGGCTACTTTAATCATGTTTGGCTCCAAGGTAATGCTGGCTCGGACATCTGTTTAGAAACTTGACTAGCCATCTGTGCGGCTACCTGTGCTTCAACATCATCTTTAAGCAGTTTGATGATTGTGGTTTGGTCATCCAAAGTAATCACTTTGGGAACAAAGCACCAGTCCAAAACTTGTTGTTCAGTTAATGTTTCGTAAGCAATAAAGGAATCGCTTGCAGCAAGTTCACGGATACCAGCCGCACCTGTAGTTAACTCATTTTCTGTTGCATCACAACGCCAATGAACGTGCGTAATCAAATTGGCGTCACCAGTGACCGAAACTTTTTCAATTGACCATTTGTAAATCATAATCTTAAAATATAAAAAAGAAGTTGCCGGTAGATGTTACAAGTGGAGTGTATGTAATGATGATGATGTTACCGCCACCAGCGCCACCAGTTGAAATTGTAGAAGAAGCAGAACCGCCACCGCCACCACCATAAAGACCACCAGCACCACCAACGGTTGTTGTTGTACCGTCACCAGCACCACCACCACCGCCTCCTGAGTAAACAGAAGTACCAGCGCCGCCCACAGTGCCAGAACCTGAAGCTAATCCTCCTAAGCCACCGTTACCAGCGCCAGTACCACCAGTACCAGCGCCATTGTTTGTTGAAGAACCGGCTGTACCGCCATTGCCGCCGCCACCTCCACGCCCAATGGTTGGGTTTGTTGTAGTGTTTGTACCACCTGCGCCACCCGCACCATTAGGGCCAGCAGCGCCACCTCCACCTCCACCCGCCCCTGTAGCTGATAAACGCCCAGCTCCACCAGTGCCCCCGTTAAAACCAACTGTCTCGTAACTAACGCCGTTGATAAGACACTGGCGACTCCCAGCAGACCCGCCGTTGATACCATTTGGGCCGCTACCTTGCCCACCTTTGACTAATGGGCCATAAGTTGGCCCACCGGGGTCTTGCAAACCTTGCCATAAACCATCGCCATCGTAAGTTTTTGCTGTTACATACCCAGCAGCATCCGAGGCTTTTAATGGTACGTTGGTTGCTTTTACATAACCGCCACCACCGCCACCACCAACTGAATACGTTGCCGCACCTGTTCCTGGAGTACCACCGGCCCCATACATCTCAATGGTATTGGCGGCATCATTCCAATCAGCAGGAAGATTCCATGTACCAGAGCCGGTAAGGGTTACTATTGTCATATTAAGCTACCGCCAAACAGCGCCACTTGGTTGTGGCTACGTTCCAGATAAAACCAACGTCCAACCGGTTGGTAGTCACCGTGGTAGTTGGCAATGCGGTAGTAGATGCCTCAAACGATGCACCCCAGATAATTCCAACAGCAGCAGTTCCTGTAATTGAAATCAACAACTTTTGACCATTAACAGGAGTGCCGGTTAGATTGGTCGTAAAAGACGTAATGGCTAGGGTTTGACCCGTAATGACCATCATGTCGTAGCTGTCGGTATTCAGTGTAGGGGTTGCGCTATTGGCAGTGCTTGCAAGGACGCGAGGAGTAAATCTTCCTGTTGCAGACAAATTGCCACTGGTATCCAACGTCATTGCCGCAGTGCCACCATTGGTTCCAAATCCAAGCGGTATAGCACTGCCTGTGGTAATCCCTTTTCCGCTTGTAGCAATGCTTACGTTTCCAGCCACAATATTAAAATTTCCACTGCTGTCAACACGAATACGCTCTAATACTCCACCACCAGCCGCATCAGCAGTAGACACAGTAAATGCAGATTGTGCATAAGCAGAGCCAGTCCTAATAAATTGCAGATTACCAATTGAATTAATACCTGCTGTGTATGCTTCTATACCAACACCAGAACCTGCTGGGCCTGATGTGTTGTTTAAGCGAATATTAAAAACTGTAGCTAAAGAAGCTGTTGCGTCAACTTGTAATTTTGTTTGCGGAGATGCAGTACCAATACCAAAAAACCCATTGTTAGTACCAGCACCCAATATTGTTGCATACGTTGTTGCATTTGCCTGAAGATTTAGTGTCGTACTGGCTGGCGCACCAAATGTTGCTGCTGAAAAAGACAAACCACTTACAGCCCTACCTGCGGTTAAATTTGCTACTGTTACTTGTGTGGTAGCACTACTTTGAACAACAGGCAAAACCTCCGTACCCGCCAAAGGCGTAGTAGCGGAAGTTAATGCTGATATTTTGGCGTTTGCCATAATTTATGTTTAACCCAAAACCAACAATGACCAACTTAAAACAATAGATAACGGATTGGTATTTGTTAATCTAATTGATGCTCCGCTACCTGTAACTGTTAAATTTGCAGAACCTATTGTGTTAACAATAATTGAAATACCAGAACCAACAATCATTGCATTTGCATACCAAACAACACCGCCACCAGATTGAGTAACAGACAACATCATTTTTGTTGCAGCAATTGTGTTGGTGTTAACAATGTCCGCAGTCCCATTTATAGCCAATGTTCCGGTTGTGCCAGAATAACTGTTAACATAATTGCTTGTTACATTATTAGCAACATAGTTAGTTAGAGGCAAATTGTTATTTGGCCCTAAAAATACTTGGTTAATGTTTTGATAAATAACTGAGCAATTTCTTGTTGTAACTTGAGTTGGCAATAAAGTAGAATCAACCCTATATACAACACAATTATTAGTCGGCGTTGCACTAAAAGAACTAGAAACTTCAGTCATTACCAATGTACAAGAACCATCTTGCAAAAGAATTGGGTTTGTACCGTTAACAATAAAGCAATTATCCATTGTTACTGTGCCAACTTGCAAAGACAAAGCAGTTGCGCCATATCCCTCAAACCAGCATCGAATAATGTTTACAATTCCTTTTCCAGGCGATTCACCCGGATAAGAAACTTGTATTGCTGGCCCAGCACAGCTTCCTTGGAAAATACAATCTTCAATGTGCAACACACCACCAGCGCCATTATTAACATTGGTTTCGTCTGGATTTTTGCGAATGATGATTGAGTTTTGACTATTGTTAATAAAGTAAACGCTTTTAATCCAAGTTAAATTGGGTTTAATAATAGCGCCACTTGTAGTCAACTGCTGAATAAGAAAACCATAGGTGCATGATTCAATTGCCCCGCCTTTAAAGTCATAGATGCAAGCCTCTGAGCCTATATTTTTAACAGCGTAGGTAAAACCGTAAAAATTAAGATTTTCAAATAAACAATTGCTTATTTGCTGAACCAGCAAACCAGTATACCCAGTATTGTTGCTTCGAATCATCAGATTTTTAATCTGAACAGGAGTTGCAGTTATAGCTTGGCTGTTTGCTGGCAAAACAGAAATAGCCGTGCCTCCAGTAGCAGTCCAATTGATACAAGCCTCACCAATACCAATTAAGTCGCAAACGCTGTAATTTGAAACAACATTGATAGTTGATGAAATGTTATATACGCCTTGCGGAAAAATCACAGCAACTTTGGTAATTGGAAAGCTGCCTCCAATGCTAGGTGTAGAACTCAACGATCTACGATATTTAGTCCACGCATAGGTAATAGCAGCCTGAATAGCTGCTGTGCTATCAATGACCCCACTTGGGTCAGATACCGCACCAAAGTCCAAAATACTGACAGTTTCACGCAATTTAGTTTGCACCGTGGTGGCTACAGCTCCTGTACCACCTTGCGTATATCCAACAAGAGAAGAACCAGAAGATGCAGCAAACGTAGCATAAATATTAGCTGGGTCAGATGCACCAGAAATATTGTCGTATGTGCCAACAGTAATGCTTGCAGAAGTTTTTAACACAAACTTATATGTTTGGCCTTGGCTTAGCCAAATCTCACCACCAAAAGGCATTCGTCCTGCTGAGTCCAGCACAATCGGATTCGAGTGGGCTATTGAACCTGCGCTAGTCGTATATGCGGCTTGAGGCGTTGTAGTGCCTGCGGTGTAGGTGTAGACAAGACCGCCAGCTAAAGGAACACCGTTGTTATCAAAAAACTGTGCGCCAGCCCCTGCCAGCAAGGAAAGATTGACGGTCATAGCGACCCCTTATTCGTAGTAGACGGTGCACTTCACAACGCCGCTAATAACCACATAGAGGCCATTGGCAATGTTTAGTCCATCAAAGAAATTGTAATTTGTAGCGGCAACAGGAGTAAACACGCCAAGCACCGTAACACTTGTTCCAGAGGTTTGCGTGTCGTAAATCGTGATTACGGGGGTATTAGATGCGGCGCTGACAAAAATGCCTTTTAGCTTTGCCGGTGCGCTTTTGACCAGAGTCGTTGCTTCAATATAGGCTATGTTGGACATGGCAATCCCTTTCAGTTCATCAAATTATATGCATTAAAAGAAAAAAAGCCACCCCTTGCGGGAGTGGCCTTCTTTGCTACATCATGCCGTTTTAAGGCAAGAATGTCAGGTCGTAACCGTAGATGAACACATCAGCGGTAGCTGCTGCGCCCTGGGCGGTTGTGTTGCGAACATACAGATTCAAACCGGTGATTGCATCGGTAGAACTTGCTGCGCTGTTTATAACTTTAGCCGCCGTGGTTGCGCCCGTGGGGGTCGTAGCTGACAAGACAGCCGTACCACCAGCTGCAGGGGCGGTGTAAACCGCAAATGCCGCAGTGGTCAAGCTGGTGCTTGCATTGCTCAACACTACATAGGCAACGCTTACACGACCCGCGACCAAGATCGGGGCAATAGTGTCACCTACGGAGTTGAGATTGACCGATTGCGCCGATGCGATCAAGCGAATTGCCTGGTTGCTCGACAACTGAATCGGATGGTTGCTTACAGTGGTTGCTGCGCCTGGATTAGCCATGATAGTTTCCTTTCTTTAGAGGTTGATTAGGAAGCCACTCGGCAAGCCAGTTCAGCGTATAGAGGTGCCCAACCGTAAAGCACATCAACGCGAGTCGGGATGGAATCGTTGTTAATTGTGTACTGACGGACGATACGCATCGAGAGGCCCAAATCTTTATCCGACGCACGGCCAGCAAAGACAACCCCATCAGGCAAATCAAGATCAGCACAGCCAAGTACAAATGCGTTCTTATGCATAACAATGTTTTGCGGAGAAACAGCACCGGCTTGGTTAAACGGGGTCACGGCAGAAGCACCAGGGCTAGTGACGGACACGTTTTGGAACTGACCAGCGGAGATAACAGCAGGGCTAACGGTAACGGCATTACCACTAATAGCGGTTATGACGAAATTACGCAGCTTGTTGCTACCATAGGCTTGACGATTCTGTGGGTTAACAGCATACACACCAGCGATAGTGAAGGTATCACCAACCAAAGGAGTGAACGTGCCGGTTTTAGACAACGTGAGGGACGATGTTGACGCCCAACCAGTAGTCAAAATGCCGGTATCCGTGCTAGTGTTGATAGTCGCAGTTCCAATGTATGAACCAAAAGTTTGAGCAGAAATATTTTGATCCATCTTCCAGTTCATGCCAGCGGAGTCGCGGCCCATCATGCCCTTGGTATATTGCATTCCAATGCGGTCATTAGGTACAAACAAGCCCTTCAAGCTATCCACAATTGTCGCGCCGGTGAACGGTTCGATAATGCATGAACGGCGACCATCGCGGGGCGCACCTTCAGCGTCCAAGTAGGCTTGGGCGGTTAGGTAGGTCAACAACGATGTAGGAGGGGTTCCAGCAGTACCTACGATATTGGCGGTGTTCAGCTTAGCCATAGTCGTGCCGTCAAAGTCGATTTTATTCGCTACGGCGGCAACGGCGGGCTTCAAGACGCGATCAGAGAAAGCGTCAAGGCTTAGTGCCAAGTCTTGCGTGGTAAATTGCGTATCAACGTGGAACTGGGTAGTCAACGTCAATGGGCTGCTTGTTTCGTTGAAATCTTCAACGTTTAAAGCGGGGCCGCTTGTACCAATAAAACGACCAGGACGGCGAATATTTAGGGTTGCTCCAATTTTGGCCCCAGTAACCGCAAACTGATCGTCATAGCTACGCATGACTTCAGAGGAGAAAGTCAACTCATTTTCCAAGACCATCAACGCTTCGTTGGTAATCATGGAGATGGTAAGCAGATTATTGCTCATTTCATTTCCTTAA